CGCAGCCCAAGAGCAAACCAAAGCCGATGTGCTGAGAAAACGAGCGCAACTGGAAGACTTCACCCTAGGCTCGCTGTCGGCTGCCGTGCTGATGATCACCGGATCCGTCGACGTTCAGGCCAACCGCCTGGAGTTCATGGCCATGGGCTGGGGCGTCGGCATGGAGCGCTGGGTTGTCGACTACCAGGTGGTTTCCGGGGATCCCTCAGACGAACGCACTTGGGCTGCACTGGACGAATTGCTGAAGGCCAAATACCGCCATCCGTGTGGTGTCGGCCTTGGCATTCTCGCGGTAGCCGTCGACTCCGGTGGCCACCACACCGATGAGGTCTACCAGTTCTGCCGCGTTCGCCGCTGGCGGAATGTGTTCGCCATCAAGGGTGCGAGCAAACCCGGTAAGCCGGTGATTGCTCAGCGCCCGTCGATGGTCGACGTGACCTGGAAGGGCCAGACCGAACGCAACGGCGCCGAGCTGTGGTTCGTCGGTACCGACACGGCCAAGGACTGGATCTACAACCGCTATCCGTTCGAATCTGGACCGGGTGCACTGCACTTTGCCAATGACCTACCGGATGACTTCTTCGACCAGTGCGTCGCGGAGCGCAAGGTTGCGCGCTACATACGCGGACACAAGCGCATTGAGTGGGTCAAGGGCAAGGCCGAGCGTAACGAAGCACTCGACTTGATGGTGTATTGCCTGGCCATGGCGCACTACCTGGGCCTCAACCGTTACAAGGAGCACGACTGGGAGCGAGTGCGCCAGTCCCTGGCGCAGTCTGGTCTGTTCGACGACGCATTGGGCATCAAGCCTGTTCAAGGCGAACGCGTCACCGGACCAGCAACACCAGTTGCTGCACCGCAATCGGCTCCACAACCTACTGCTCCGATCGTGCAATCGCGACCGGCAGCACCGCCACCTCAACGCCGCAGTTCCACCAGCGGTTATCTGAAGAGACGCTGATATGTCCTTTACCCAGAAGCACCTCGACGCGGTTGAGGCGGCCATCGCACGCGGTGAAAAAGTCGTGCGCTACACCGACCGTACAGTGGAATACCGCACCATCGACGAACTGCTCAAGGCGCGCGAAGAAATCCGTACGTCACTGATCAGCGCTGCCGGGCCGCGCTCGCGGGTGGTTCGGCTGACCCACGGAGGCAAAGGACTCTAATGGCCCGTCACTTTCCGACGCTCACCCGCAACGGATTCGTGTTGCCGTCGAACATTAAGGCCAGTTACGAAGGTGCCGGCGAGGGCCGTCGATCCACTGGCTGGGATGCTCCCGACAACGGGATCAACAGCATCAACACCCCGGCACTGCGCAACCTGCGCTCACGTTCCCGGGCAGCGGTTCGCAACGACCCGTATGCCTTCAACGTAATCGATAAGCGCGTCAGCAACTTGATCGGCACCGGCATCACACCGCGACCTAAGACCGACGACGAAGCCCTGCGCAAATTGCTGCAGGAACTTTGGGACGACTGGGTTGATGAGTCGGACGCCGATGAGCGCACCGACTTCTACGGCCAGCAGGCTCTGGCGGCGCGCACGGTCGAAACCTCGGGCGAATGTTTTGTGCGGTTACGACCTCGCGCTTTGGACGAAGGCCTCGCGGTACCGCTGCAGCTCCAGATTCTGGCCCCGGAGTTCGTACCGCATGACAAGTTTGAAACCACCAAAACCGGCAACATCATCCGCGCCGGCATTGAGTTCACGCCGGGTGGCAGGCGGGTGGCGTACTGGATGTACCTGTCGCACCCGCGTGATGCATCGTCGCTGAACGCCGGTTACAACCAGTTGGTGCGCGTGCCGGCTTCGCAGGTACTGCATATTTTTGAGCCGGTCGAGCCAGGCCAGTTGCGCGGTGTGCCGCGCTTGTCACCGGTGCTGAAGCGCCTGCGCAGTCTCGACAACTACGACGACGCGGTGTTGTTCCGCCAAGAGGTGGCCAATCTGTTTGCCGGCTTCATCAGTCGTCCGGCTCCGGACTCAGGGCAGACACCCCGAGACCCGGTCACCGGCCAACTTCTGGATCTCGACCGCGACGGCTTCACGCCGATGGTCGCGCTGGAGCCCGGCACCATGCAGGAGCTGGGGCCGGGTGAAGAGGTGGAGTTCTCCAAACCGCCGGATGCGGGCAACAACTATCCGGACTTTATGCGGCAGCAGCTGATGGCTGCGGCGGCGGGGACAGGGACGCCTTACGAGATCCTCACCGGTGACATGCGTGAGGTCAACGACCGAGCGCTGCGTGTGGTGCTCAACGAGTTTCGGCGTCGGCTTGAGCAGCTGCAATTCGGTGTCTACGTGCACCAACTCTGCCGCCCAGTGCGGGCCGCCTGGATGGACATGGCCGTGTTGTCCGGTGTCCTGGTGCTGGGCGATTACGCGCAGAAACGCCGTGACTATTTGCGTACACGTTGGGTGCCGCAAGGTTGGGCCTACATCCAGCCGGTGCAGGACGTTCAGGCCCGTCGCATGGAAGTGCAAGCCGGTTTCGCTTCGCGTAGCGAGATGGTCCTGCGCACCGGTTACGACGCGGAAACGGTCGACGCGGAAAACGCGGCTGATCTGCAACGCGCCACGGCCCTTGGCCTTAATTACAACACTCTCGACGCCATCGTCACCAACGATGACAAGGAGCAACCATGAGCAAGAAAGCGCGACCGCGCGTTTACAACCGTGCGGGCCAGCGGGTGCAGGTTCAGGACAAGACTTGGTACGCGTTGCAGGCAAGCGGCGAGGCCGCAGAGCGGGTGATCGAAGTCTTTGTCTATGGCGAGATCGGTACCTGGGGCATTACTGCCAATCAGTTCGTGCAGGATCTGCGTGCGATGGATGATGGAGTCTCTCCGGTCATTGCGGCATTCAACAGCATCGGCGGCGACTTGTTCGACGGGCTGGCGATGCACAACGCGCTGTCGCGTCTGGGCGAGCGTTGCACCGGACGGATTGACGCATTGGCGGCCAGTGCGGCCAGCGTGGCGGTGTGCGGTGCACACCATGTAGTAATTGCGTCGAACGCCATGCTGATGATTCACAACCCTTACACCTATGCCGGAGGGGATGCTGAGGACTTCCGTCGAGTCGCTGATGTCCTGGATCAGACCCTGGAGGCGATCATCGCAGCCTACAAGGCCAAGGCGCCGAAGATCGATGACGCCGAGCTGCGTCGAATGGTCAACGCCGAAACCTGGCTGACGGCCAATGAAGCTGTGGCCCTGGGGCTGGCCGATGAAGTCGGCGACGGCATCAAGGTCAAAGCATGCCTCGGCCAAGGCGCGGTGCTGCAGCGTTACCAGCACGCACCGGCTGAGTTGCTGGCCCAACTCGACGAGCCACCCGAAGCGGATCCGGATCTGGAGCTGGATCCGGTCGATCCGCCGTTGGTGCCGGTGGTGGTCGACTCGGCGAAGTTGGCACTGATGATCACCCAGCGTTGCACGGCGGCGGGCATCAGCAACTTGGTCGAGCCGCTGCTTAGCTCGACCAAGCTCGAAAGTGAAGAGATCGTCATGGCTGGTCTGGCCCGAGCCAAGGCGGTGAATGATCTCTGCGTAGCCGCCCGCTTGCCGGAGTTCAGCGCCGAGTACGTTTCAGCGGGGCTGGATGCGGCGGCGGTCCGGGCGCGTCTATTCGACAAAATCGTTACCAGTGGCAAGGGCTTTGAAATCGATAACAGCCTGCCGCTGGACAACGACCCAGCACCGAAGGTGCTGGCCAAACAACCTGACCCCAACTCGATCTGGGCTTCGCGACAAGCGGCTCAATCTGGAACTGCGCACGGCGCGAAAGGAGCAAGACGATGACCATCAAAAAAGAGCCAATCCACGCGGGTGAATTTCTCCTCTCCGAGGGCGCCGGGAACATCTCGCGGGAAACGATCAACGTTGCCGCTGGTCCTGCGCTGAATCCCGGCCAAGTCCTCGGTCTGGTGACGGCCACGGGCGAGTTTGCGCCGTATGACCCAGCCGCCGAAGACGGAACTCAGGCTGCCGTGGCGATCCTCTACGGGCAGTTGGGAGAGTCGGACATCGTGCGCCGTGGTCGCGCCGTGGTGCGCTTGGCTGAAGTCAGCGAAGTGCATCTGACCGGGCTTGATCCTGAGGCTGAAAAGGACCTGGCCACCCACTTCCTGATCGTCCGCTAAGACCATCA